AAAGAGGCTAGGTTACAAGATACGAAAAACAGACAGAACAGTATTGTGACGTATGACAGTGATTTAGTGAATGAATGGAATAAAAAACAAGAAGAAGTTGCTGCTGTTATAGAAGATATATATAAATGGGCGTTGGAAAAAGGAATTGCGAAGGAACAGGCGCGTGCTGTTTTGCCAGAAGGAATGACTGTTTCAAGAATGTATATGAATGGAACGCTTCGTTCTTGGGTTCACTATATTCAGTTGAGGTCAGGAAATGGAACTCAGAAGGAACATAGAGAGGTGGCGATTGCTTGTGCAAAGGCTATTGAACCTATTTTTCCTATGATAATGGAGTTTATATGTAATGAAAATAGTGACTAGACCTAGACTATGGTGATTAGTGGTTATAGTTGTTATAAGATAAATCATTTATGAAATAAACTTAAAGATAGACGTTGAATGTAAGTATACGTTCTATAAAAGTATACATATCATATAAAGCAAACTTTATTATAAAGATTTTAAAACCTATAAAAAACTTATAAAAAATTATGTCTAGTTCTACTAAAAACAATTCAAAAAGTCTTATTCAATATTTTACACGCATCGATGATAAGGAAGTAACTCACATTCAAAATAATCTTTACGGGTTCTTTTTATCCTACATCTTTTCAAGTTTATGTTTTTATTATTTTATTGGAAACCCAGAAACATTAGGAAGATGTGTGTTTATTATTACGGTCCAGTGTTTTGTAGACCTTTTGTTATGTAAAAATGAAATGGTTCTACATCATCTTTGCGTAATTGGAATGTCTTCCTTTATGTATATTCATAAATTAGAAAACACACATGTACAACTTCTAACTCTCATTGGTACTGAAACAAGTACTATTTTTTTCACAGCGAGGTCTGTTATACAAGAAATAGAAGACATATTGATAAATGAGAAAAAACACGACGAAATCCTAGTTAAAAAAACATTCGAAAAACAACGCCTAGTAGTAGACTATTTTTTTGCGTCTACTTTTTTTATCACACGCATTTACTTGTATAGTAAAAACTTGATTTTCAACAACGAGTTCAATGAGTATATGATGACAAATTATACGAACACAACACAGTCATTTTTACATTTCTATGGTGCAAACTATCTTCTCTACTTTTTGAATGTATATTGGGGACTGATTATCACAAAGAAACTATTCAAGAGTGTGAAAGACGCGCATATTTTTCATCCGAAGCACGTCCAGTCGATAATAAGATACACATACTTTATTCAAAATGCGATTGTTTTATGGTCTTATACACCATTCAAATATGCTATTTACTATTTAGATGTATTCGGTAACATATGTCTTTCGTGTTCTTCTTATTACTTTCATAATAGTATTTATGAGAAACTGAAACTTGTAGAAAAGGAGAGAACCACAGAAGACTTGCCAGTTTCTACAATTGATGTAGATAGACTAGACAACGACATTATACAACACTATGCTATTGATATATGTTTCATCGAATTAAGAATGATACTGTCTATTTTTGTAAACTTGAATCCATTACAAATACTCTATAAAAACAGTATTGTATACACGAGTGAGGAAGCATTCTTTCTTTATAAGGTAGGACTTTTTATGCTGTCATATTCTTGTATGAATTGTGCATTTGGACTTTATAACTATTTGAATTTTATTCTCACTTTGAAAACGAATAATATAGTGTTTCCATATTTTCACGATAAAACAAATGTAGTAACTACGAGTGTAATCATTGGAATGACAATGGCTTCTACATTAGCAGTAGTTTTATACAATACAGATGATTTTCAACTAAGGAATAGTTTGTTTGTGGTATCTGTTATTTTAACTCTTATGATGTACGTCCAGCCATTCTATCAGGTAAGTTATTTAGTAACGCATATATTTTTGATATACCAAACAAAGTTGTTTTGTGATGCGAACATATTTACAAATAATGGATATTTTAACGAACATGCTTTGGTGGATATTTAAAAAGGGATAAGAGATATAAAAGGAGATAAAACCGTATAAAGAAATAATTTAGATATATAGAATCATTAAACTAAACAGCACAAATAAGAAAGAAATAAGATAAAATGTAATCATTATATATTCAGTTATATATAATGAGTGCAATAGACTTTTTGATGAATAAGCCAATTATTCAGGGTAAGAAAGAACATAAGATTATAATACAACAAAAAGTAGAAGAAAAACCAGTTGTGAAAGATGACAAAGAGTTGAATTTAGAAGAGGAAAAGATTGATGATAATGAGGAAAAAATTGTCGAAGAACCTTTGAAGGTACAAAAAGTAAAAAATATGATAAATTTTGTAGATAAAACAAAAGATAAGAATGCTGAAATATTTGATATGAATGTATTTAGAAGAGGTTTAGTAGAACACAACTTGATAAAAGTAGTGGAAGCCAGACCAGAAATAAAACCAGTTGTTAATGAGATTTTGGTTACAGAACAAGTTCCAGCACAAGAACAACAACCAGTTGTAGAACCACATGAGGTTAAAAAAATGAAAAGACCTGAAAACTTGACAAAAAAACGTCGTGTTGTTTTTAAGGAAGAAGTGCAAGCAGAAGAGATAGTTCCAGTAGTACAAGCACCTATTTTACAAGAACAACCACAAGCACAAGCACCTGTTCTAGAAGAGGGGGCGATTATAAAAAAAGTGAGAAAGGTAAAAGAAGCAGCAGACAAGCCACTTACTTTTGATGTTCGAAACAGATTTCCTCCTCATCCATCTAATATCAATATACGCGCTTCCAGTTACTATATGAACAACCGAGAAATGTTTATCAAGTTCATCAACCGTATTTTTCAACCTTATAAGAAAGAACTAGAAGAAAATATCGAAAACATATCTTGTGACACAATTGGACAAAATGCAGGCGAGTTTTCTTTATTGACACACCAGAAAATAGTAAGGGACTATATCAACATATATACTCCTTATCGTGGTCTTCTACTTTATCACGGTCTTGGTTCAGGTAAAACATGTACTTCCATTGCTATTGCTGAAGGTATGAAAACATCTAAAAGAGTGATTATTATGACACCTGCTTCTTTAAGACGTAATTATATGGAAGAATTGAAAAAGTGTGGTGACACCTTGTATAAACGCAACCAGTTCTGGGAATGGATATCTACAGAGAATAACTCTAATAAAACGAACCTAGAAACTTTGTCGCGTGTGTTGAATCTTCCACAAGACTACGTTAAAAAACAAAAAGGCGCGTGGTTAATCAATGTGACAAAGCCATCCAATTTTGACACTCTTTCCACAGAACAGAAAAAATCGCTTGATTTACAATTGGATGAAATGATACGTTCTAAGTATACTTTTATTAATTATAATGGTTTGAGAAACAAGGCTCTCAGCGACCTTACAAATGGATATACCCAAAACTTGTTTGACAACTCCGTTGTTATCATAGACGAAGGACACAATTTAATCAGTCGCATTGTCAATAAAATAAAAAAGGGTTATTCCTTAGGGCAAAAACAAACTAAAAAACAAGGTGAAAACCCTCCAACAGGTGAAGACGGGGAAGATGCGACTGGATTACCAAAAGCATTATCTTTGAAACTATACGAATATTTAATGAGTGCGCAAAATGCCAAGGTAGTTATCTTATCAGGAACTCCAGTAATCAATTATCCAAATGAGTTTGGCGTGTTATTCAATTTATTGCGTGGATACATCAAAACTTGGAAGATACCGCTTACCATAACAACAAGTCAAAAAATAGATAAGGAAACATTGACACAAATGTTTCGTGAAGGTGATGAAAAAGGTCTGGATTATTTAGACTACTCGCCTTCTACAAAAATCCTTACTATAACCCACAACCCTTTTGGGTTTCATAATAGTTATACAGATATTCGTGGAGTATACAATGGCGTTGTTTATGATTCTAACTATAAAGTAACAGATTCCGCATTTTTATCAAGAGTTCTTGGAATACTAAGAGGGAGAGGAATTGATGTGAATGCGTCCCAAGTAAAAGTGTTACAACAAAAAGCACTACCAGATACATTTGATACTTTTATGGGACAATACATAGACGAAAATAGTTTACAATTAAAGAATGTAGATGGTTTAAAACGAAGAGTTGTTGGACTTTCTTCTTATTTCCGTAGTGCACAGGAAGGGTTGCTTCCAAAATATGAAAAGGAAACAGATTATCACTTAGTAAAAGTGCCTATGAGTGACTACCAGTTTGAATTGTATGAAAAGGACAGAAAGAAGGAGCGTAAGACTGAAAAGGCATCTAAGATGAAAAAGCCTAGTTTGAACTTACAGAATGATGTTTATAAAGAGGCTACTTCCTCGTATCGTATTTTTTCTCGTCTTCGATGTAACTATGCGGTGGAAGATAGACCTTATCCTGAAGCCTTTAGAAGCAAAGGAACCCAAGAAGAAGGGACAGAAGAAGAAGGACTTGTCGGTAAGTTGAGAGAGGCGGAAAAAAAGAGAAACGAAAATGATTTATCGAATGAGAATGAAGGAGAAATAGAAGGTGAAGATATATTAAATGATTTGGGAGGTATTAACTACGCGGAACAAGTACAACAAACTTTGCGCGATATTAATGACAACCCTGCCAAGTATTTATCTCCAGAAGGATTGAAAAAGTATAGTCCAAAGTTTTTGAAAATGTTGGAAAACATTCAAAATCCAAATAATTCAGGACTTCATTTAGTATACAGTCAAATACGTACTTTAGAAGGTATTGGTATTTTTTCGCTTGTTCTTGAACACAATGGGTTCAGTCGTTTCCAAATAAAAAAGAACGCAAATGGTGGTTGGGATATGGTTGAATCAGAAAACGAAATAACTACAGGCGAAGAAGCAACTGGAGAGTTAGAAGAAATAAATGTGGCTGATATTGAAGCAGTTGTCAAACCACAAAGAAAAAGAAAACCGTCGTTTGTCTTGTATACTGGAACGGAGTCAGCTGAAGAAAAAGAAATAGTTCGTAATATTTATAACGGAGACTGGGAAAATGTACCAACAAATATTGCAAACAGATTGAGACAAATATCGCCTAACAACAATATGGGCGAAGTGATAAAAGT